GTAGTTTGTGTGTAGTATCAAAAAGTATACTTAATGATACTGATAAAAGACTAACGTATTCAGTGGGTTTGCAAGGTATTAATTAATATAAAATAGTATCAAAATACAATGTTGACATTTTGAGACTAAAAGAGTATTATAAGAGTATAGAAATGAGACGGGGCAAAAAAAGAAGGCGGACTGAATAGTTTGCCGAAAGGGCCGGGTACCTTCTAAATCCGAGCAGGCAAAAAAAACCGTCATCCAGTTCCACAATTTCTATAATATTTTTAAAAAGTCGAGGTGTCAACAATGTTATATTTTGCATATCACAGAACATCTACTACAGACCAGCATTTAGATAGAGGTCTTAAAGAAATAAATGATTTCATTGCTAAAGAAAAAATTTCATTAATAAATAATATTTACACAGATCAATGCACTGGAAAGAATTTTGATAGACCTAACTATAAGAAGTTAATTGAAGATATGGATTTAATAAAACAAGCTAATCCAATAGAAGAAATAGCTTTAATTGTTACTGAACTTGATAGACTTGGTAGAAATAAGCAACTTACGCTAAAAGAAATTTCTATACTTAAAGATAAAGGTATAAGATTAATGGTCTTAGAAATTCCAACAACATTAACTGATTATAATACTTTTAAAGATAATAACATGGCTAAGATGATGATGGAAACTATTAATAATATGTTGGTTGAAATGTATGCATCTTTTGCTCAAGCTGAATTAGAAAAAAAAGAAAAAAGACAAAGTGAAGGTATTGCAGCTAAAAAGGCCAGGGGTGAATGGGATGATTATGGAAGACCAAGAGCATTGGATTTTGATAAATTCTCTAAGGAATATAAAAGAGTTCTTGATGGATCCATTAAACCGACTGAATGTATGAAGTTACTTGGTATAACTAAGCCAACTTATTATAGATATGCTAAAGAATATAATGAAAAATAATATGATTGTAAGCCAGTAGAAATTATTAAAGTGGGATTATTTTTCTCCTACTCACAATATATAGTTTCTGCTGATTTATTGTATATTAAAAAAAGAATAATACCTCTATCTATGGGCAATAATAGAAAAGAGGTGATTATATGGATGGCAAGTTTAAAATTGGAGATGTTGAATTATTAAAAGAGACATTACATTATGATATTATTTCAGTAAATTGTACACTTGATTTTATGGAATCCAAATCAGAAGCATTTTTTAAAGCATATAAAAAAAATAATAAGATAAAAATTGATAATAAGACAATGATAGAAATGACCGAGCAAGAAAGAAGAGCTTTTTTTGATTATATATATTTAGATCAATCTATACTTGAACAGTATATTTGCGAAATGCTTTGTATACAAATTCATAGTTCTTTGGAAAATTTTTTATATGGCGTTTGCGAATTGATAACGAATAAGAGAATGATTAGAAATTCATCGAAAAATTCTAAAGATAGTACATTTAAGGCATATGTGGATATAATAAATAATAATTTTATAAAGTTAGAGCATAAAGAAATATATAAAGAATTAGATAATTGGAGAAAAATACGAAATTCAATTGTACATAATAAAAAAACACTAACTGAATATAAGGTTAAGTTAGTGCGTGGTGTTGTAGAAATTGATGATACATGTGCTCCATATCAGTATACATTTGGTGTATTTACAAAAAATATAAGAGAGTACTTAGTTTTAGTTGAAGATTATACAAAATCAATTTATAAAGAACTATGCTTAATTTTAAATAATAAAAGTTGAAAGCGAGGTGATAAAGCAGTGCAAATACCTTTTGAATTTCCAAGTGATGAAGCTAGAAATAAATGGCTGCTTTATCACTTCCTCAAAAAATCTTATATAGACATTGGTATTCAAGAAAAGGATGCAGATGATCTAACCGAAAAAAGAATTATTGAAAACTCTAAGAATTTGTTTGGGTTTCATGGATTAGCATGGCAACTTGGTCAAATAAGCTTGGAGTTTTTTTGTATGTATTTTATGCAGGACATATATTTACCTAAAGAAGATAATGCTGCAGCTCCATTAGCAGATGTTCATGAAGAACTTTGGAAAGATATTCAAGAAAGTATTATTGGTAATGGTCCAGAACAATTAGGAAGAGTTCTTCCACGTGGTACTGGCAAAAGTGCATTTGGTACATTAGGACCTACTTGCTGGAGTGTAGCCTACAAGCATAAAACCTATGTACTTATTTGTTCGGACATAGGAAGTACCGCTGAGAAGTTTATAAAAGACATTAAGGATAATATGCTTGAAAATACTTATATAGAAAGTGCATTTGAAAAGCTTCTTGATGATAAAAATAGGAATTTTATTTGTAATGCTACTCAATTAGAGTTTATAAATCATACATTTGTTGAAGCTATTTCATCTACATCACCAATGAGAGGTAGAAAATATAAGAATGTTAGACCAGATCTTATTATTCTTGATGATTACCAATCAGAGGATGATGTTAGAACTGAAGAAGCCAGGGAAAAGAAATGGAAAAGATATTCTGATGATGTTAAGTTTGCAAAACAAAGGCCTGTAAAAAGAGATGGTAAAATTATTAAAAAAGGTACTGTTCTTATGGCTTGGGGAACTCAACAACATAAAGAATGCTTTTATTCAAGATTAATTAAAACTGCTACTTGGAAATTTAAAAAAGAAAAGGGCGTTTTAGTTGATAATGTAGATGATTATTTTAATTCTGGCTTATGGCTAGAGTTTAAGAATATATTAAATAATTTCAAAGATGAAGATAGACTTGAAAATGCTAAGGAATTCTATTACGAAAATGAATATCTTATGCAATATGATACTCTTTGGAGTGAATTCTGGGATTGCTTAGAGTTAGCCTTAGATTATTTTGAAAATCCAAACTCATTCAAACAGGAAGTTCAAGGCGATATTGATTCTATAGGCGAAAAATGGTTTAAGTCTATGCATACTGAAAATAGAGAAGAAATTGAAACTCATAATTTCATTAAAACAATGCTTATTATAGATCCAGCTTCAGGTGGTGGCCGAAAAAATGACTATAGCGCCTATATGATTGGTTCAACTGCTAATAATGGTTGTAAATATTGTAGAAAAGGTGAACTTGCCAAAATAAATGCAAGGCAAGAGTTTGATAAGTATGTGGACCATATGATTGAATTATTATTGGAGTATCTGGATGTAACTCATGTATTTATTGAAAAGAATACATTTAATGGTGCTGATGCTAACCAATTGGAGAAAAAATTAAAAGAACATCCAATATTGAAATTTAGAAATATAACAATTCTCAATGAAACTCAGAGAAAAAATAAAGATGATAAGATATCAACTATAGTTCCTTTCGTAAATCGAGGGGAATTTATTTTTTGTGCTGAAGATGAAGAATTTAATAATCAATTTATGGAGTTTGCTTCACAAAAATTCACATTGCATGATGATGCTGCTGACGTTGCTGCTGAATTTTTCTTAAGAGTAGATCAAATAAAAACCGTAGGAAAGATAACTCTATTGGATAGAAAATTATTAGGGATTTAGGAGGTGAAAGTATAATGGATAATGCATTAGTGCAAAGATATCACGATTTATTTTTAGCAAATAGAAATAGATATCTAGAAATTGAATATTACTATAATGGTTTTTCCCATGCTATGAGGGATTACAGGGAGCTTGAAGATAGATCAAACTTAAAAGTAAAAACTAATTTCCTTAAGAAGTTTATTAAAGAAGAGGTTTCATATTCAGTTGGGAATGATATTAATTATATATCTAAAACCGGGAATGGAGAAATTACAAAAGTAATAGATGATAATTTCCAAAACCTATCGACACAACATGATATTGAATTAATGAAAACAATGTTAAAGTTTAACAGGGCCTTTGAACTTTTCTATATAAATGATGATGGAGAGTTTAAGAGTAAGGTAATTTCGCCATTAGAAGGATTTTTGATAAGAGAAAACAATGAAATAGTTGGTTTTGGTAGAGAGTATGTGGTTAGGGGTTTGGACGATCAAACATGGATTGATGTTTATACCAAAGATTCAATACATCATTATTTAGTTGGTGAAGAATACGAGGAAGCAAAAGATGTTGAGCCTAACATATTTGGTTTTGTACCAGTCGGTGTTGCTAGATTAGGCTTAGAAGAGCATCATTGGTGTGGCCTTGTAGACGATGGTATTTATGATGATGGTATTTACGATACTTTATTTTCTGATATTAAAGGCTTGCAAGATGCGTATGAAACTAATTTAAGTGATCTTACAAATGAAATAAGCGATTTTAGAAATGCTTATTTAGTAGTTGCCGGAGCACAATTAAATGAAGAAATTGCAGCAGAAATGAAGAAAAAAGGGATCCTCAACTCAACTGATGCCAATGCAAAATTTGAATGGTTAATCAAAAAACTTGATAGTAGCTTTATTCAAGAGAATTTAACAACTCTAGAGGATAAAATGTATCAAATAAGTCAACATATTAATCATAATGAGCATATGCATAGTAACCTTTCAGGGGTAGCCCTCCGCAGTCGCTTAATCAGTTTGGAAGAAAAATGCAAATTAAACCAAAGGGCCTTGACCGACTGTATAAAAGTGAGGTTAAAGGCTTTATTCACGTGGTATAACACTCTTAAAGGAACTAATTTTGATTGGAAAGACATTAAAATCAAATTTACACCGAATATTCCACAGGATGATGCTACCAATGCACAAATAATTCAACAATTAGGGGATAAATTATCATTAGAGACTGGATTATCGTTATTGAGTTTTGTTGAAAACCCACAAATTGAAGCCGAAAAAGTTAAAAAGGAACAGCAAGAAGCGTTATTAACAACAGATAATCTGCCACATGAACACAACGGCGGTAATGCAGATACAGGCAATGACAATACTGGAAATGATAACAGCGGTAATTCAAAATGATTAATATAGATGAATTAAATCTTATAAGTAGTTTCTATAATAATCCTTCAATGAACGATGTTAAAAAAGACCAGAAAAAAGATGATGATTTAATCTTAGCTTTTGTAGCTGCTTTGTTACTCGAATATACAATAACTAATGAAAAGCTACAGTTAGCACCTAAAGAAAGAGTAATTGAGTACAAAAAGGCTACCGACTTAATAAATAAGACATTCACAAGTCAAATTAAATCAGAAACTAAGAATGTTACTGATATATTAAAAGAAACTATGAGTAAAATGGTGGAACGTTTAAGCGGAAAATCAGAAAATGCATGGAATGTAAGCAATAAAGAAGTAAAAGATATTCTTGATAAGACTATAGAAGGCAAAACTTATTCAGATAGAATTTATGACAATAAAAACCAAGTTGCCAAAATGATAAAAAAGGAAATTAAAGATTTTATAGATGGTAAAACATCAGCAAATAAAATTAAAGACAATTTAAAAAAGAAATTTAATACTAATAGTTTTAATACAGAAAGATTAGTTGAAAATGAAATATCTAGAGTATGCAGGGCATTAGATGAACAGTATTTCAAAGATAATGATGTTCAAGATTTAGTTTATGTGGGGATATTAGACCAGAAAATATGTGAGAACTGTTTTTCATTAGATGGTAAACATTATAAAGTTGACGATCCTAATAGACCTCAATTACCAATTCATGTAAATTGTCGTTGTTACTATACTATTGCAGATAAATAATAATATTGGAGGAATTGAAAATGAAATTTGAAGAAGTATTGCCACTAATTAAAGAGGATGCTAAAGCATTTAGAACTGGTTGGAATGGAAAAGGAATGTTTGTTGTAAGACAAAAAGGGTACCCACAAGGGATTCCATGTAATAAGCAAACAGCCGAAGTATGGGGATTAAATGAAGGTGACTTGTTTAAATGCGAACCTTATTTACAAATAAAAAATGCTAATGGTTCACATAGTATGTGGATTCCGAGTATAGGAGATATATTTGCAGAAGATTGGGAGATTATCAGATAGTAAAGGCTTAGAAATAAGTCTTTTTTTATTGTCCTAAGTAAGACATTAAAAGGCTTGCAAGCGTTTTGTGGACTTTATGTGTGCAAAGGGCAACTAATATCAACGAAATAAAAATTATGTTCTAAGGCGTTATTAAGCGGTTTAGAGGGTATAGGAGGAACGAAATAAATGGACAAACAAGAATTACTAAAACTTATTGAAAATATTGGTGATGAAGATTCAGTTGATGAAGTCTTATCAGAAAGTGATTTTGTAAAGGCACTTAAAAATAGTGTCTTAACTTTAGAAGCTTTCAAAGGGAAATTAACCGATCCGGACTTTAAATCTTTTCTAGATTCAGCAAAGGATACTCATTTCAATTCAGCATT